TGCATTGGTAGCTGATGTAGAGGCTTCCCCAGCCTTAGTAGTTGCTATTCCAGCCTGTGTAGTTGCTGTACTTGCCGAACTACTTGCTGATGTAGCAGATGCACTAGCATTAGTCTCTGCTGTCTCTGCACTAGCTTGTGCTGTCTCTGCTGCTGTCTGTGCAGACTGTGCTGCCGTTGCAGAGGTTGACGCATTAGACGCTGATGTAGAAGCACTGGTAGCAGACGTAGCTGCGTTAGTAGCACTTGTACCTGCATTTGTTTCGCTAGTAGCAGCATCACTAGCTGAGGAACTTGCATTGGTCTCTGAGGTACTAGTATTAGATTCAGAAGTAGCAGCATTACTAGCACTTGTTGCAGCGTTAGATGCAGAAGTAGCTGCTTCATTTTTATAGCCTAAAGCATCTTGTACTAACTCTGTTACTTCATTTACTGTAGCATCAGAATTAGCGTCTCCTGAACCACCTGAACCTCTGTATATACTCAAAGCAAGTCTCCTAAATATTCTGTATGTATGTGTAGATTAAAAGAATAAATACAGGGGGCAATTAAGCCCCCCATACCGTTAGTGCTTACTAAGCTGGAACAGCTACAACAAGTGCAGACTCAGGTCGTAAAACCTGTGTACCGTAAAGAGTGTCAGAAGTAAACAAGTTACTTAAGTACTCTTGCTTGTATTGAGTTTGTGAACGTACGCCCATTTGCTCTGCAAATACCATTGCATCTTTATGACCAATGATAGCACCTTTAGTATCAACAGCTGAAGCTGTGTTAGCAGCAGCAGTTTCAATTACAGGACAGTTAGAACTAACGTAAACATCAATACCGTACAAAGTACCGATTTGACCATTCATAACACCACGACCATCTACGAAGTCGCTAGAGTTGTAACGGTCAATACCCATGATAGTTTGACGAACACTAGGTGGGATTACAATAAAACGACCTTCCATAGGAGTATCGTTATCATCTAGTTGCTTGATAAGTTCACGGAAAGCTAAATCAGTGAATACATCAGTAGCAGCAACAGTATCTTCTGCGTAAGCAGCAATACCGTTAGCAGCATCTACATAGAAGCTGTTGCTATGAGTCCAGTCAGAACCATCACCATCACCTAGTGATTTACCTAAATCAAACAAATCATCATCAACTTGTTTTGCTAAAGCGTAACCAGCATCATCTGTGTAGAATTTACGCATAGAAGCTAGTGCTTGTACATCAGTAATATCTTCGATTAAACGAGAGTATTCGTAATGTTTGTTGACGGTGACTTGTACTTCTGATTCTGTAGCAGCAATCAAAGTTACTTGAGACTCTGCACCTTTAGCAGAAGCAGAACCACGGGTAGGTTTAGGGATATGTAAAGTATCGCCTTTCTTACCAGACATTGGCATTTTATTTACCAAGTTAGCAAGTACCAAGTTAGATTTATAAGCAGCTACAATCTCATCACTCCATAACTCTGGAATGAAAGTTGCGCCAGTTGTGTTTGTTACATGATTTGAACCAAGTGCCATTATATTTTACCTTTATAAAAATTTAAGATTATCGCACCCTACCTTCTGAATATGCCAATGTTAATTCATCAGACAATTCTAAGTAGCGTGCAGGATTAGTTTGCATTAAGTTAATAATATCAGACCGCCGATAGATTTTCTTAGATTTACTTTCTCCAGTTCCTTTAGCAGAGCCAGAAGAAGCAGCCTTACGCTGTTGCCCTCTATCTTTTTCAACAACTTCCTGTGCTTTTGTAGATGCCTGGGTTCGTTCTTTCCAAGTAGAAAGAAGTTCATCTGCTGCATCAAAGTCAAAGTTACTGTCAGCGCGTTGTAAAAGTTCTGTCCTTACTTTAGAAGCCTTAATCCAATTTAGGAACTCTTCCGATGTAGCAGTTTCCATAAAGTTAGGATGTGCTTGTTCCAATCTATTCATAGAATCTCTACGAGCCATATCTATCTTCATCTGTTTAATTTCTTGAATATCAGAATTAGATGATATAGATTGTTCAATAGCTTCTTTAGGTTTTTCAAAGAAATCAATCTCTTCAACCTTAGCTTGTTTTTCGTGGGTATTGTTGTCGAGGTTTGTTTTAATGAAGTCGTCTACAACCTTACGAAGTTCTCCTACTTCTGAACTTTGTCTACCAACTAGCTTTTCAGCTTCTTGATGCATCTGTACAATTTCTGCTACAGACTTATCTTTATATTTATCTGGTAGGCTATCTTCTTCTTTAGGTTGCTCTTCTACTACTTGTTCTTGTTCAAGGTTGTCCTCTACGGATTCTTGCTCTTCAAACGTAGAAAGCTCTTCGCCTTCTTGTAGATTTTCTTCGTTAAATTCCTCTGGTGTATCTAGTATTGTTGCCATTATATTATAAACTCCGTACTCTTAAATAAGTATTGTGGAAAATTAAAAAGTTATTTCTTAGCGGCTTTCGAATGTTCTCTTGCCCACTTCATAGTTGCACCAGGATAGTCTCCAGATACAGCATCTAATACAAAAGAACATTTAGAAATTACCCGCATTGCATCTTGGTCACATTCAGGACACTTTATAGTCTGTGTTTCAGAATCTATAAAGCGTTCAGTAATATGTCCGTTTGAGCATTTAAAGTCATAGATTCTATTCGCCATTAACGGCTTCCCTCTCGCCAATTAGAATAGAGTCGTACGCTGCCCTGACCATATCTTCCATGTTGATTAAAGTATTTAAAACGTAAAGTTGTCCTTGTGTTTGATACAAAGTCTTTTCATCTGCAATAGCTTCAATCTGGAAGTTATCCTTATCTACTTGAACTTGCTCCATAAGCTGTGACCAGCCATCTGTGTTAAATAAGTCAAAGTAGTTTTCGTAATGTTTTACATTTTCTGGTGTCATACATTCTCCCAATAGGTGTATGTGTGGTTAAGTTTATTTTTTAGCTGTAGCCTTTTTTGTTACTGGTTTAGGTTTATTAGCTTTTTCTAAATCTGAAATACGCTTGTCTATCGCTTGCAGGATGTTGTTGATTTCTATCAGCACCCCATCAAGTTCTTGCTTAGTTACCATTAGGTCTCCTCATTTGCATTTCAACAATATCTTCTTTTACTTTTAACTCTTGCTGCTTCAAGCTAAGTTCTGCCATCTTGACAGCTTGCGCAAACTCATCAGGTGGTAGGGTCTTAGCAATAGCATCAATACGGTCAGTCTCTTCAGCTACAGGTAGCAACTGTGTCTCAACATTGTTTTGTTGTACTCGACTTTGTATCTCTGCATTTTGTAATTGAATTTGTTGCAAGTTAGCCTTAGCAATCTCAAGTTCAAACTGCTTACGAATAAGCTCTTCTTGTTGTGCTTCTGGGTTTGGTTGATTAGCTTGCTCGATACCTGCAAGGATTTGTTCCCGCTTAGTAAGGTTCATAGACTCAACAATAGATTGAACTAGGAAGCTGTACATAGGGCTTTCTGCTGGCATAGTTTGGAGGAGTTGTACTAGTTGTGTTACCTCATACTCACGAGCAATGATGCCGAGAGAACTAGAAGCTATAAACTTACGGTCTTGTGCTTTGTAAAGTTGTGGGTCAAACTGCATATAACGATGTGCAGCTTTAGTAACGAATGGGATTAGGAAGTTATCTTGGAAGTTAAGCAGGGTACGCTTGTGACGCTTGATAATCGCACCTAAAGACATGGAGATACCAGCAGCAGTTGCCTCACCGTTCATAGCGTTCTGCATACCAGCAGTATCTACTGCACCTGTGGCTTGCTGTACCATGTTTTGTAACTGTGCACCTTGTGTAAAGGTAATATTATCTACAGCACCAAACTTAAATGGCTGTAATATCTCTGCTGGATTACCGTTAGTAAGCAGTGTCTTGCCAGGACGTATCTCAAACTGAGAGCCTCTAGGCATACGACTAGCATCTACTGCCATCATAGGGTGTACAGTAAGTGCAAGAGCGTCTATACGCGCACGTAACTCTGTATCTAAGGCTTTTTGGCTGTTGTAACCCTTCTCACAGATGCCACGACCCCAGAATTTACTAGGTACTGCATCCCATTTGAACGCTACAATAGGTCTATCTTGCATCATAAACGGGTTAGCTACCACTTTTAGCAGTGTATCTCCGTTAGCAATCACTACCATAGCTTCAATATAGCCAGATTCTTTCTCTTCTGTCTCACCTAGTGCTACAGCAATCTCATCTTCTTCTAGTTCTTCACCTTCTGCCTCATCAAACAGGGCTTTAGGAACTAATCCGTAGTAACGAGTAAGACGAACCCTATCATCTACGTTTACTGTAATGTCTTGGTCAGGTTCAAGGTCATCATCTGCAGCAATAGTCTCTACAACTACGTCACGATAGACTTCCTTCTCAATATCCATCTCTACTTGGTGTAGTGGTACGTACATATCTACTGCACAACCCAATGCTTCTTCTATAGATGTAGCTAGGGGGTCGATAAGGAAGTTTTGTGGCATGATAGGGCGTAGCTTAACTAAGAATCTATCACGCTCTAAAACACCTACAGCTTGCATCTGCCCATCTGGGGTAGGTTGCATAGCTGGTACACTTTCTTTAGTCTCTTCAATGTAGACTTCACCAATACCAGTACCGTAGATAGCAGCATTAAGTAAACATTCTGAAACACAAGTTCTAGCTTTAGCGAAGGTCATGTCCTCAGCTAGTTGATTCTTTAAAAACTCTATGTCCTGAGAGCCTGTAGGATCTTGCATATCGTCTTTAATATCGAACCAGCTACCTCTACCAAAGGTTGCCTCTTCTACCTCAGCTACAGACGATTCTACTGCTTGCTGTAGTGCAGGTGTAATGATACGAGAGCGTTCAGTTTGTCTTAGGCTATCTTCCTTAGACCAGATACCACGCCATAATCTGTAATACTCTTCATGTGATACACGATAGTTATCGTCATAGTGGTCACGCCACCCTTCACATTTATCCATAACCCATTGCTCTAGGGTAATGTTGTTCAATAGGTTATCTTCATTTTCCATACATTAATATCCTGCAATAGGGTCTATAAATTCAAATTCATCTTCATACTCTATATCATACGAGTAACTAACTTTAGCTAGTTGGTCTATGTACGCTAGGGAGTCGATAAGGTCATCG